GCAAGGCCGCTGGAGAATATCCGCAGCGTGGCGTTTTTGAGCCAAGAACAAAACGGCTGGCGGCTAGACGCACGGGAGAAGAGGGCGTGCTCGACACGCTGACCCATGAATTGCAGCACGCAGTTCAAAATCTTGAGGGGTTCTCTGGCGGCACCAACCTCGAAGAAATGGTAAAGCGAGGAGCCAAGTCCAAGGAACAGGCTTACAAGATGTATCTTTCAGACCCCGGCGAAGTGGAAGCCCGTGCTGCCGCTTTGCGCCGGAAGTTGTCAGATGAGCAAAGACGGGCTAGATTCCCGATGTTGGATTACACCTTAGATCAAGGGAAATAACGATGCCGAGCAAATCTACCAAGCAAGCGCGCCTTATGGCTGCCGCCGCACACGATCCGGCCTTTGCCAAGCGCGTGGGTATTCCGCAGAAGGTTGCTAAGGACTTTAACAAGGCCGACAAGGGCGGCAAGCTCTTGAAGAAGGCTATGAGCAAGAAGTCCATGCGCTACGCCAAAGGTAAGCCGAAGAGCGGCCTGCTCGCTTGAGCGAGCGTAACCCTTACATAGATGCCCGAAAAGGGCAGGACGCCAAAGACCTCCTCGAAAACCCAATTTTTGTGGAGGCTTTTGACGTTTTGGAGCGCGAATACCTCAAGGAGTGGCGGCAGAGCAAGCCAGCCGATGAGGAGGAGCGCGAGCGGCTGTGGCTGGCCGTCGGCATCCTTGATGAAATCAAGCGCCATCTGCGGGTCGTCGTTGAGAACGGCACGATGGCAAAACGCGACATTGACAAGTTAAGCGGTAGGAAATAACCGCTTGAATCCCGCACAATAGAAGTATGAGCGAAACCGGCACGGGTGTACCCCCGGGAAACGTACAAACTCCGCAGGATGCTTTTGAGCAAATGCTCGCCGCCGACGATGGCGAAAACGAGCTGCAAGAGGCTGAGGGTGGAGATGAGGTGCTTGAGGCTGAGGCAAGCGAGTCCGAAGCCGAGAGCGATGAGCAAACCGAAGGCGATGAGGAAGCCGAAGAGGCACCACAGTCGGGCCAGACATTCCGCGTCAAAGTTGACGGGGAAGAAGTCGAGGTGCCGCTGGAAGAGCTGCTGAAGGGCTATTCACGCACCGCGGATTACACGCGCAAGACGCAGGCTATTGCAGAGGCCCGAAGACAGGCTGAAGCGGAAGCGGCGGCAGCGCGGGAAGAGCGGCAACGGTATGCACAGACATTGGAAGCGCTTGATGCGCAGCTTCGCAGTCTGCAACCGCCAGAGATCGACTGGAATCGTCTTTATCAAGAGAATCCGGTTGAGTGGGTGAGACAGCGCGAAATTCAGCGTACCAGGCAAGAGCAGGCAGCGTGGCTTGAGTCACAGCGAAATGCTCTAGCGCAGAAGCAAGCAGCGGAAGAGCAACTTGAGCAGGCGAAGACCCTTGAGGCCGAGCGTGGCAAGTTGCTTGAAGTGTTACCGGATTGGCGCGACCCAGAAAAGGCACGCGCTGAGAAGGCGAAGATCGTGACCTATGCAACCGAAAAACTCGGCTTCAGTGTCGATGAGATTTCGGACATTTACGATGCTCGCGCCGTGGTGGCTCTCCGTAAGGCCATGATGTTTGACGAATTGATGAGCAAACGCGATCAGATTCGTCCGAAGATCATGCAAAAAGCCAGACCTATGAAGGCTGGCGCGGCTTCTTCACCACAGTCTTCCAAGGTTACGGCATCCAAGACGGCTCTTTCTAGACTCGCAAATAGTGGCAGCCACCGTGATGCGGCTGCCGTGTTTGAACAATTTATTGATTGAGGATTTGAGCCATGTCTCAGACAGCTAATACTTTTGACACCTACAATGCCAAGGGCATTCGTGAGTCTCTCTCGAATGTCATCTACAACATCTCGCCGGAAGAAACGCCGTTCATGTCGAACATCGGCCGCGAGAACGTCAAAAACACTTATTTTGAGTGGCAGACGGACTCGCTCGCTGCGGCTTCGACGACGAACGCGCAGGTTGAAGGTGATGACGTGTCGTCCTACGACTCGACCAGCGCCACGACCCGCATCGGCAACTACACGCAGGTCAGCCGCAAGACCGTGCTCATCTCGGGCACGCTCGAGTCGGTGGACAAGGCGGGTCGTCGCTCGGAACTGGCCTACCAGCTCGCCAAGCGTTCTGCCGAATTGAAGCGCGACATGGAGAGCATCATGCTCACCAACCAGGCTGCCTCGAGTGGCTCGGCTGGCGTGTCTTCGGCCCTCCGCAAGACGGGTTCGCTCCTCGCCTTCTTGGCGACGAACACGGACAAGGGCACGGGCGGTGCCGATCCGTCGTACACCACGAAGCCGGATGCGACCCGCACGGACGCGACGAATGCCAACCTCCGCACGTTTACGGAAGCGATCCTCAAGACCGTGATCCAGAAGGTGTGGGCGGCTGGCGGCACGCCGAAGATTCTCATGGTCGGCCCTGTCAACAAGCAGCGCGTTTCCGGTTTCGCCGGCATCGCGCAGATCCGCAAGGAAGTTGTTGGCAACCGCGCTGCGACGATCATCGGTGCGGCTGACGTGTACGTTTCCGACTTCGGCAACGTGAACGTCGTCCCCAACCGCTTCCAGCGTGAGCGTGACGCCTTCGTGCTCGATCCTGAGTACGCAAGCGTTGCCTTCTTGCGTCCGTTCAGCACGGTGGAACTTGCGAAGACCGGCGACGCCGAGAAGCGCATGATCCTCGTTGAGTGGGGTCTGAAGGTCAACACCGAGGCCGCGCACGGTCTCGCCGCTGACCTCACCACGACCTAATCGTGGTGGTATAAACTTGGGGGCGGTGGCAATAGGGCCGCCGCCCCTAAGTTGAGGACAGTATGAATTCATCAGGAAAGCGCCTCTTTGATTACGACCCAGAAACGGGCACGACCAAGTGGTGGCATTACGATGCCGACAAGGACGAAGCCACGATTGAGACGGTGTTTGAAGTCGGCGACCTGATTGAGCAGAACAAAAGACTATATGCGGATACGGATGAGCGTACCCGATATGGCGAGTGGAGCAGGGTGGCGTCGATACCGATGGCCTTGTTCTACAGATTGAAGAATCAGGGAATCATTGATGACCCAGCCGCGATGAAGCGCTGGCTCAACGATCCTGACAACAAGTTTTTCAGAACACGCCCGGGGCGTGTATGAGCCGGTCAGTAGCAATACTTGTCCCGGCTCGGGATACGGTGATGACCTCGTTTGCCTATGACCTAGCGCGAGCGATGAGTTATCACACAGCGACCACAGACGACCGTGTGCTGCTCTACACATCGCACGGAACTCTAATCGCCTCTCAGCGTATGGAGCTTGCGCGTCAAGCACTCGAGGAGAAGGCAGATTATCTCCTCTGGCTTGATTCAGACATGCGGTTCCCGAAGGAAACGATCGGGCACCTCATTCTGCGCGACAAGCCCATCGTGGCAGCCAACTACGCGACACGTCGTATGCCGGTTAAGCCGGTGGCGATGATGGACGCAAAGGGCAAGATTGATCGCGTATATACCGGCCCTGAGTCTGCGGGGTTGGAGGTTGTTGATTACGTCGGAATGGGCGTGATGATGACCAAGCGTGAGGTGTTTGAGAAGTTAGACGCGCCGTGGTTTGCAATCCCGTATTCAACGATCGGGAACCACTACATCGGAGAGGATGTCTTCTTCTGCCGCAAGGCGAAGGAAGCTGGGTTTGAGGTTCACCTCGATCACGACCTTTCCCAGCACGTCAAGCATATCGGCACCTTTGAATACTCGCACGAAGGTGCGTGGGCGATGAAGGAGCAGGTGGAAGGTGGCGCTAACATCATACAGCGAGCTTAAATCGTCACTCGCCGATTGGCTGAACCGTGACGACCTCACGTCGGTGATTCCCGACTTCATCTCGCTTGCTGAGGCGCAGATGGAGCGTCGTCTGCCGACGCAGAAAATGGTTAAGCGCGCCAATGCCACGCTTGACACGCCATTCTCTGCTCTGCCTTCTGACTTTCTTTCTGCCAAGTCATTGATCCTGACTTCGACCTCTCCGGTCAAGCAACTCATTTTCTTGACCGAAGATGAACTCGATGCCAAGAAGCCGGTATACAACGCCACCGGAACTCCGAAGTATTTTGCGCTGGTCGGGAATCAGATTGAGGTGGTGCCGTCCCCTGATACGAGTTACACGGCAGAGCTGACCTATGTGGCGACGCTCTCCAAACTCTCGGACAGCAACACGTCAAACTGGATTCTGGCGCGTCATCCAGACGTGTACCTGTACGGTTCGCTTTTGCAAGCGGCCCCGTACTTGCGCGACGATGAACGAGTTGGCCTGTGGTCAAGTCAGTACCAGGCGGCGATTGAAGATATGTTGTTACAAAATGAGCGCGCAGCCTTTAGTCAGGGCCGCATAGCCATGACAGTTAAACCGACGAGGGTGATTCCGTGAGTGCATTTTCAAACTATCTTGAGAACAAGATTCTTCTCCACGTTCTCTCCAACACGGCTTACACGTCGCCGACGACCGTATACCTTGGGCTGCACACCGCAGACCCGACAGATGCGGGCACCGGCACGGAAGTGAGCGGTGGCTCGTATGCACGTCAGTCGTTTGCTTCGACAATCTCGGGCAACGCGGCAAGCAACACGAGCGCCATTGAGTTTCCGACCGCGACCGCATCGTGGGGAACGATCGGTTGGGTTGGCGTGTGGGATAACTCAACGGGTGGGAATCTATTGTTTCACGGTGCATTGACGGCCAGCAAGACGATTGCCTCGGGTGACGTATTCCGCGTCCCGGCTGGCGATCTCGACATCACGCTGGACTAATCAATGGCAGGCTACGGTTCCGGTTTATACGGACGTGGCAATTATGGCATCGACCCGAAAGAGGGCGCTGCCAGTTTAAGTGCAGCCGCGACCGTCTCATGCGTAGGCGTGAGGGTAGCGCTAGGCGCAGCGGCATTAAGTGGTGCCGCGACGCTCACGGCGACGTGCAACAGGGTACAACCCGGCGCGTCTGCGATGTCGGCAGCGGCGACGCAGACGGCGGTAGGACAGCGTATTGCGCTTGGCGCGTCTGCGATGTCTGGCTCTGCGGCGCAAACGTGCGCGGGTCAGATTGTTAAAGATGGCGCTGCGGCGCTTGCAGGATCGGCTGCGCTTGCGGCCTCTGCGATACGAGTTAGAACTGCGGATGCAGCGCTATCTGGCGCGGCGACGATTACGGCAGATGCGCTGCGAGTACGCACCGCCTCTGCTGCAATCTCCGCAGCGGCAACTCAGACGACAGTAGGCGTTAGGGTACGTCTTGGAGATGCCGCGCTTTCCGCGACAGCCACTTTGGCGGCTGACGCAAAAAGAGTGCGTCTTGCTGAGGCGGCGATTTCCGGTACGGCAAGCGTCGTGGCGACATGCAACAGGGTGCAATTTGCATCCTGCATTATGTCGGCAGCGGCCTCGATGGTCGTTACCGGACGCCGAAAGTGGGAGGACGTGCCGGATACCGCAGAAGTGTGGACGGCGCAAGGAGATACGAGCAAGAGCTGGGCTGCGGCATCCGATACGGTTGTCGCATGGACTCCGGTGAGCGACACCGCAGAAACATGGACGCCGGCTTCGGACACGGCGAAGACTTGGACAGAGAAAACACATCCGGCCTATTTGCAGGCCGCTTGAGGTAAATAGAAATGGCTGATTCAACAACCACCAACCTTGGCCTGACGAAGCCGGAAGTCGGCGCGTCTGCGGATACCTGGGGCGGTAAGCTCAACACGAACCTTGACACGATTGATGGCATCTTCGCGGGTGCCGGTAACGGCACGTCGGTGGGACTCAATGTCGGCACCGGCAAGACGCTCACTGTTGGCGGCACGCAAACCATGTCGGCGCTCACGGCCTCGACGGCTCTGGCGCTGAATGCCAGCAAGGCGATCGTCAGTGTTACGAACACCGGCACGGGCAACAACGTGCTGGCTGACTCTCCGACGCTCTCCGGCACGGTTAGCGGTGCAGCTGCCACGCTGTCTGGAAATCTCACGCTCAACGGCGGCACCGCCAACGGCGTGTTGTATTTGAATGGTTCTAAGGTGGCGACGAGCGGGAGTGCGCTGACGTTTGATG